TCGCACGGACCCCCTCCGAGATCACCCGCGCCCGGAGCATTTGGCGAGGGTAGGATTTCCAGTTGTCCTTCGATCCAAGACCCGCCGCCTTGGCGCGAGCCATGTCCCAATCGATGCGGAGCGATCCGCCCGCAGGGTGGGAGAATGTCGCGGACACCTTCTCATTAGTGTGGTCATGCCATTCGACACGCCCACCCGATTGCTGGAAACGCGCCAGCATCGAGTCGGCCTTGAGCGATGCGCGGCCTTGGATGATGTGGTAATCGCTGGCCACCGATCCGGGGTGACGCCCTTCGGCGGTCGCCACGATCATCAAGGCGAGTGCTTGGTCTGGTGTTTTCATGCCGAAGAGACCCGATTTCACGATGGCCGAGGCCATCACCTGCATGTCGCCCAAGGCGACTTGTGTGTTGACTTGTGTAGTCAGTGTTGTATTGCTCATTTTGTTATTACTGCTTTTCTTGTGGTTTTGACTTGACCCCGTTGGCTTGCCCGCCTTCGGGGTCGTTTTCTTGTGGTGAGGAGGTTAGTCCTCGAAATCTTCCCATTCTTGCCATCGCCTGCGTCGTTCCTCGAAACGGCGCATGCGGATGAACATATTGCGTTGCCCGCAGTGGTAGCTCGCGAGGCAGGAGCCAAGGGTGAGGATGGCGAGGGCGATGGCGAATCCGGCGCTCATCGTGCGAGCCTCCATGCACAAAGGCCGAGGATGACGACCGGCGAGACCATCCAGATAAAATCGAAGGCGAAATCTAGGCATCGGAGAATGGTGTCCATTACGCCGCCCTCCTGCGGTTCGTGGTTTTGACTTTGCGGAGGCGATACCAGTTCTCCACCACGGCCCGCGAAATGCGATGGCCCACTCGGTTGCCGAATGGCTTGCTCGCCTCGATGGTTCCGGCATCGAGGAGCCTGTAAATCGTCTTTTTGCTGACGCCCAAAAGGGTCGCGGCCTCGGCGGTTGTGATTTCGTCGCTCATTTTTTCTTGGCCTCCATCATTTGACGAACAGCGCGGGAGATGAGTCGCGATACTGGCATTCCATCCTCTCGGCGGGACTGCGCCTTGAGATAGGTCAGCACATCCTTGGGGAGACTGATGCTTGTTTTCTGGTATGCTTTTTGCATGGGGCAATTGGTAGTAAGTGGTGGCAATGAGTGGCAATAAAATTTTGAAAGTTTTTTCAATAAGGTGATCACCTACACTCTACTTTTCTCTTGACACCCGCATGGGTGCTAGCTTTGCGGGCGAAAAAATATTTTTGCCTTGGTAGTAAAAAATGCTACTCTGGGGTATATGAGTGCCAACAAAATCAAAGTCAGCGTGTCGCTTTCACCCGACATGCATCAATGGCTGAAGGTCGAATCCAAGCGCGAAACAGAAGAAAGCGGAGAAGATGTGAGCGTCTCTCGCTTGGTAGTCCGCGCAATAAGAGTCATGCAGGGAAAAGTCCCCTCCCCGGACAATGCTGGTGCCAAGACTCTGAGAGCGTCCGAGAGTTCCGTTACTTCGCGCTCAACTCATACCAAGGGGACTATCCGGCGGGCTGGGTAGCACAAATCCACAATCTGACCACCGACTCGGAATGCGGGGGGGGGGGTAAATTGCTGCTATTTATTGCTTTATCATTTATTTAACCTTCTTCGCCCGATTCTCCATCACGCGAGCGATGACTTTCTCGCGGTTCCGCTGATACCAATCTGCCTTTCGATCCTTCTCCGCCTCCTTGAATTTCTCGTCCGTCTTGTAGCGATTCGAGTATTGTTTCGCCATGAACTTCCGCTGCGTTTTCTTGTTTGCGTAAGGCATGACTTAAATCCTCCAAAAGGCTTTCCAATTGGCTCTGCGGGCAGGCACCGAGTAGGTGTTGATGACTAGCGTGGTCGAGGTTCCCATTTGGAAAGCCGTCGCCCCCGGATTCCCGCTTTTGCCGAGATGGTAGGTCGCAAAAGAGTGGCGGAGGGAGTTTTTCGGAAAAACCTGCCACTTCACCGCCCCAGCCCTCCGTAGCCGCTTCACTAGATTTCTTCGCTCCTCATAAAAATCCGTTTCCAGCACAGGAACCAAAGGGCCGCGCCTATTGGAAAAAAACGCCATCCGTTTCTTGAGAGGCTCGGTCATGTCCACCAACCGCTCGCGGTTGCCTTTTTTCTTTTTTTTGGCGACCTCCGGGCCGATGTAGATTTGCCCTTTTTCAATATCCTCCCATCGGATTCGCAATATCTCCACCGTCCGCAGTCCCGTGAACCCTCCCAGCAAAATCGAGGCGCGGAGGTGGTCGCTCATTTGCTCGTCGCTCAATATCGCCTCCATTTCTTCCGGTGTGAGGATGTTTCGGGCGGGCAGGGAATCCGGGCAAACCACCGCACGGAAAGGCGACTTGTCGATGAAATCGGTTTTGACAGCCCAGTTGAAAAACATCCGAGCGTATCGGTAGACGGTCGCCCGCGATGTCGAGACTCCATCAATTCCTCGGAACCACTCCAAGCACCGCAGCGGCGTCACCTCCTTGATCGTCCCCGGCAACCCCTCGGCTATCCATCGCGTCACTTTCTCGATCTTCTCGCGGTGGGATTTCGAGTAGTCCGAGTAATTGGAATTAAAAAGCGCCACCGCTTTTTCCACGGTGATCCCGCTCGGCACTTCCGAAAGAGAGATGGTTCCGCGCTCCTTGAGTTGCGCCATGAGCCGCCCGCCTTCCATCCACGCTTCCGACTCGGTCGAAAAAAACCGCCGGATTCTTTTCCCTGCCGTCGATTTTGAGAGCGTCAAAACCCAAGGAGAAGTGTTCCGCGAAGAATCGATTGAGACTTTGTAGGACATGTTTGGACATAGCTTGTGGCACTTGTGGCATTTTGCAACCCCTAGTTTGTCCGATTAGGGTCAATAAAGTTCAATGAAGTCCGGACACGAAAAAACCCGCGGAGGCTTTATTCATGGACCTCTGCGGGCTTTCGTTGAAGAGATTACCGGCGGAGGGGATCGAACCCACACTCCGTAAGGAACGCGATTTTGAGTCGCTTTACTATCCTTGATTATGAATTACTTACGATGCTTGTGGCAACTTGTGGCACAACAGGGCGGATTCGGATGAAATTTCGGGCGATGGTTTTCTGCCGTGCTTTGCGCCAGACGCCGTCACCGGACTCGGAGTCGCGGTCGCCTCGTCCGTTGGTGTTGCCTTCGATGGTGATGATCTGAAAGCCCGAATCGGATTCGACGATTCCGACATGACTGAAATCGAAAACCACAATGTCGCCGGGTTGGGCGAGGTCTCGGTCGTGGAGGATGACTGAGGTCTTGGGGCGGGACTTCGCCCAGCCGAGGAATCCGTAGGCGAGGGCGGTCTTTGGTCGCCATTCCTCGGTCGTTGAAGATTGGAGGTTGAGCCACTCGGTGACGCCGGGAGCGTGGAGCCACTCGCGCATGCACCAATCAACGAAGGCCGCGCACCATGGCCATGAGGCGGGCTTTAAGTCGGTGGCCCGCTGGTAGTCTCGGATTTGCGATCCGTTGTTGTTCCCGCCGATCTCGCGGACTCCGATTTGTGAGGCGGCGATTTCGGCGAGCAGGCGGGTCATTTGTCTTTGAGGGCTTTGGCCTCGCCGAATTTGGACCAGGCATAGGACAGGTTGTCGTCTTTCGGGAGATCGGGATTTTGAACCGGCATGTATTTCACGCTGACGCTGAGTTGCAGGTTGCCCATCTCGCCGACTCGGTCGCCGAATGGCGGGATCGGAACGCTCACGCAGGAGGTGAGGAACGCCAGTGCCAGACAGGCAAAGGCGAAGAGGATCATTCCTGCGGCGATCCGGCCCGGGGTCATCCCTTGCGGAGGATGTTGATCGCGCCGACCAGCCCTAACCCCGCCGCCACGATGGCTTCTTGGTGCTGCGGACTAAGCGAGACGCCCAGCGCCGTGAGGACCAGAAGGACGCCCCTCCATGTTGACGATTGGCCGAGTTGTGTGAGCAGGTAGTTCATTGGTTTCATGTTGTGGATGGTATCAGTCAAAACTCGCTAGTCAAAAATCAGTCCTCGGTTTGGATGTTTTGGGAAGCGCCGAGGACGGGTTCGACAATGTTGAGCGGGAGCGAAATGACCTGTGCCGGTGCGTAGAGTCCACCGGCCACACGCGCAGCGGCTTTCCACGCGCCCAGCGAGCGGCTTTCGTCGCTCCAATCGTAAAGCGGTTCAGGGTTGCGGGAAATGCGCTCGATGTCTTTAAGGGTGGAATCCAATTGACCCGCCATGCCATAGGTTCTTTCTCCGAGGAAACCGCGAAGCATCGTGTCTAAGATGGTTCCATACCACCAGAACCCCGTGAGCGGTCCGACAAGGAAGGCGCGAACCCAATTGCTGGGCTTGTAGATTTCCTCGTCGTCGTCATCGGTGAAGAAATCGCGATACCAAGCGCGAAGGGTTTCGCTGGCGATCCCCATGATTCCAAGGGCGACCAATGTTTGGAGATGCTGTGTGCGGTCGCCTTCGCCTTTGGCAAGGCCGCGCAAAGCAGACCCCCACATGGAGAATTTGAGGCGCTGGTCGCTCATAAATTGCATGAGGCCACGCTGCCATGTGAGCGCCATGTTTTCGGTCAGCGAGCGTTGCGCCATGTCCACCGGTTGAGCCGTTCTGAAAACGGCATCGTCCATGGCGTCGAGCGCGGCTTTTTCTGCTGCCGCATCGGGCATCCCGGCGTCTTTTGCTTCAAGGAAGGCGCTCTCATAAACGACCGTTGCGCTGAACGAGGTGAGCGCCGTGTCGGTCAACTGCATAGGCATGAACCCCTGCTCGCGCAGCATGTGGACGGCGAGCATGAAATTTTGAACTCCACCTGTGGCAGACTGCGAAACTTTTTCGGGAAGAAACTTTTTGATGAGGTCGGGAAGCTGCGTGTTGGTCGGTAGATTGCTGTTCTCAACCATCATTCGCACCAATGGACTGACGCCTTTTTCCAGACGAATTTGAACCGTGTCGCTTTCTAAAACCTTCCGGTATTTTTCCACAAAATTGCCCTGCATCAAACTGACCAGCGCACGCGATTGTTGCTTCCGTGAAAGTCTGAGGGTGAATCTGAGTCCGGCATCGTTCTGGTTTACAACGCTTGAAAGCCGATACCCAAGAGATGCCGTGGAAACCGCGCCGACGATATTGTTGTAGATTCTCTCGTAGGCCCGGTTCTTCATCTGCACCCCGCCTTCGGTGAACAAGGTGACCATGTCTCTAAGCTGTGTTGCGGCGTCTTCTCCGTAGACCGCCGTGACGCTTTTCAACAAGTTTGGATTCAGTAGCACGGCCCGCATGTCCCGCACCGATTCCGCCCAAGCGATCCAGTAGTTCCCGTTTTCGACATGGTTCCAGAAAACCTCGGCCATACTGGCTTGCGCCAACTCCGCTTGGTGCTTGGTGCGGGACTTGATGTGTCCCGGCATCATGCCGCCGCTTCCCGTGCGCTCTCCGGGCAGGCGCATTCCTCCTTGCTCCTTTTCCTGCGTCTCAAAACGAAGCGGGGAATGGTTGATATTTTTAGGCATATCGACCCCGTAGAGATTTACAAAGACGCGATTGTGGTCGGAATAGTTGTCGGCGTAATACTTGAGGATTTCGTTGTAGATCGCCTTGGCAAACGGAGACGATGCAAGCGGCTGCATTTGCTTCACGCTCTCCTCGGTGAATCCGTTGCGCTCCATGTGGGCGCGGCCATCCGGTTGGTTCCATGTGGCGAGAAACTGCATGGCTTCCATTGCATTCATTGTGCGCTCGCCGAGGACGCCCTCCCGCACAACGAGATCGATGGAAATGTATTTCGGTCTTCTCGCCGGTGTCGCGTTCGGGTCTTCGGCCAAGCGGTCAGAATCGATTTCCGCCAACCGCTCATTGTAGGATGCCAACTCCTGCCGAATTGCGTCTATGTGTGCATCGGTGAGGCGCGGCATTTGCGATCCGGTCATGGTCACGATGCCTTCCTCGAATTCATCGAGCGCCATGTTTTGAGCCGACTTCAGATTGATTTCCCCACGCACCACCTTTTCGGCAATCTCGACCGGGATGCGGACTGCCTTGACCCTGCGCCCACTGAACGCCTTGACGCTTTTTGTGTCCTCCATCAAAGCAAGCACGGCCTTGTCGATGGCCCATCGAATTTTCATTCCCCGCTCTCCGGGTTGGAAACCAAGTGCCACGCGAGCGGCATCTTCAAACAACCTGCGGGCTTTCATATCGCGCAGGTTTTTGTCGTTGGTCGATTCTCGCATTTTGCGACTGAAGTGGACGGTGATTGGATGCTCGGCGCCAAAAATTGTTTCTAGCAACTGGTAGGGGGCGAGGCTGCGGTTGTAGGAATCCTTGAAGTTGCGAAGTGCGCTCCGCCGCTCCTGCTTGGCTTTTACATTAACCTGCTCGCTGGTGAATTCGCCGAGCGTGTCGAGGCCGGTTTGAACCATTTTTTTGATGTCCTCGCGCCGTGCTTCCTGTTGAATTTTCCATTTCTCTCGGCCCGCCTTGATCGTGGATTTGAGGACATCGAGACCGGATGCGAGCTTTGTGGAATGACTGCTGTCGATGGCTCCGAATAAGTTGACCACGGCCCACTCCTCGGCGAGTTCCTGCACTTTTTTCTGGTCGGTCTCCTCTTCCAATCGGCCTTGAATTTCCTGCAAACGCTCGGCAGCGGCATCTTGATCAAGTAACGAGGCGGCGTAGGCTTTTTTGACAAACGCCGCAGCCTCCGGGCCAAGGGTGCTGGTCAACACGCCTGCCTTGGATTTTTTCGGCAGTGCTTTCTCAAGCAGTCTTTCAATCGCGCCTCGGTATTCGCGGACGAGAACCTTTTCGAGTTCTTTGTCGATCTTCTTGATGCGGTCGCGGAAGAAGTCGGCGAGGGCTTTGTCGGCTCGCTTGCTGGCAAGGTTTTCCTTGGCCGTGTAGCCGGGAGGTAGCGAAACCTGTTTGCCTGCTTGGCCGATGTTTTGGCCTTCTTTCATCCACGCCGAGATGATCGCGCCGTCCATGTTTTTGGCTTCGGAGACTTTCACTCCGTCCTTGAAGACATCCATCGGAGCGATGTTGGCGAGGACGGTGTAGCCGCCCACGCGACCACGCACTTCGGGCGGGAGGACTTGAAGGATCGCGTCGAGTTCACCGAATCCTTGCAGGAGTTGGTTGCGGCGGATTTGCGTCTCGTCGGAGCCGGTGTCGGCCATCGCGCCGAGTTCGTCGGAATTCCAAGCCATGACCTTGGAGAATTTCTGCTTCGCCCGCTGGTAGACCTTGAGCCTCTCGTCCGGGCCTCGGTTCATTCCGCCGAGGGCGCGGTTCACCCGGTCGATCTCGGACTGCGAGGCTATGGAGTAGTTGGTGTCTCCTTTTTGGACAGGCGCTCCATTGTTAGCTTGGTCGCTTCCTGTCCCACCCGCTCCAGCAGGTCGAGGATTGATTCCGAGTTTAAGCCGGACTGCTCGTTCGGTGTATCCGCTGATGGTGTCGTCGGTGCTTGCATATTTGTATCCTGCTTTCTTGGCATGGTTCAGCATATAGAACCAGCGAACAGCTTGCAACGCTGACGGAGGTAGGTCTAACCCCGATTCGCGTTTGAAAACCTCATTGAATGCCTGTGCAAATTCTTGGAAAATTTTGTTTTCTTCAACCGAAGTTGGCAACCCGTCTGCGTCATTGAACATCGCCGGGAAATGGCTGCGAATAAATCGCCCCTCCCAAATATCAGTTGTTGTGTATCGGTCATCTCCGCTGGTGTTGAGTGTGTAGGCTCCGACTTTTGGACCAAAGATAAACATTCTTGGGATAAGTTCCGATTGCCCTGTTGCCGATTGCACAACTTGCCGAATTTTCCCAGCATCAACGGTTCCTTTATAGCCAGCTTCTTTGTTGAAAGCATTGAGTTCCTTAATCGAAACCCCTTCCCAAAGATAATTTTTAACGCTTTCCCACGACCCAAGTTTACCGTGCAAATCTTCCAGAACATGGGCGGTAAAAGTTTTACCAGCGCCTGTGGTTCCCGAAAATGTAAAAGGCCCGCCACCAACCTTGCGGTTCCCTTTTGCGGACCATTCCCACCGCATGGATTTGATGCTTCCTTTGTCCATCCACAAATTGAACAACTGGACGGCATCGGCCATGTTGTGCATGAGCTTGGTGTTTGGAGAAGTGATGCCCGTGAAAATCCGAAATCCCGTCAAGTCATCGTCGGTCATTTTTGGGAAGACCGCTTTGAGGATGTCGTGGGTTAGCTCCCAATCCTTGTGATAGTAATCCAGATATTGCGGATTAGATTTTAACCATTCCAAAATTTCCGGCATTCCGGTTTCTGCTGCTTTTAGTAAATTAGCTTTTGTGGGCTTAAAATTCATGCCCGTTTTTTTCAGCATTTGCGGCCAAAACTTGGTAAAAAAGACATCATTCCCTTGTTCAGC